CTTTCTTTTTGAATTTTGGAAATCCACTATTTCCACGAAAAAACATATTGAATGCTTTATCTAAATGGCCTATTGAAGCAATTAAACTTTGTGAATTAACTTCTTTAAGCCATTCTTTTTCAGATTTAAGTTTGACTATTTCTCCAGATGAACAAAGTCCAATAGAATTCTTATATTTTTGTTCTGAAGCATAAAGTTTCTTATTGAAATCTAAAGCCCAATTATAGATGAAACGACTACAACCAAAATGCTTCCTAAGAAGAACTTGTTGTTCCTCTGTTGGATAAATTCTGAATTTATAGGTTTCGATCATATTTTTATTTACTTTATTTTATTTACTTTTGGTAAAAGAAAATATTTTGTTTTATATTTTTATTTACTCTATTTAGCGCAATTCATACCACACCCTAAAGAGGATGTGATATTTCTTGCACTATTAGTTTTTAAAAAATCTCTATTCTGAACGCTAATAAAGAATAGAGACAATAAATTTTTAATTATTAAATTTACTTTTTTAATTAGCGTTCAAAATAAATTCTTAATATTATTTACTTCAGAAATATTAAATTTTTTTACAACACGTAAAATACGTGGAATTATATCTCCGCTTTTAAGAATTTCAATAGTATCACCAAAATCTAAATTTAATTTTTCTAAAACATCTAAATTATGCAGTGTTACGCGTGAAATTACGCTTCCACCCAACTGAACAGGTTCAAGAATAGCAACTGGAATAAAGAATCCATCTTTTGATGGACCTTCAAATGCAACATCGATAACTTTAGTTGTTGCAATAAGCTGATTTACTTTAAATGCTTTACATGCATCAGGGCGATATTCATCCTCATTTTTCCAATTTGCATCGCAAATGACTAAGCCGTCAGTCTCATACTGTAATGCTTCATTTTTCTTAACAATGTCTGATAAAAACTGTGAAATATTGCCATTGATAATTGATTTGTTATTTATCAATGTACATTCAGAACATTTGAAGCCTAATGAATTAAGGACAAAAAATTGCTCATTTTTAGTATATTTTGATCCAAGAATAGTATATGCAACAAATGACACATTTTCAATCTCTTCTTTATCCCAATATTTCTTATTCATAATGCCGGCGCAAGCGTTACGAGCATTTGCAAATCCTTCAAGTTTAGCAAAATCATCTTTAAAAATTACTAACTCACCACGAATATCAAAAACATCATTAGAATTTATTTTAGATGGAACATTTTTGACATAAATTATCTTATCAGTCAATGACTCACCAAAATATCCATCTCCACGCGTACTAGCACTTATAAGCTTTCCATTCTCGTAATGAAGTCTGCAAGAGATACCATCAACTTTAGCAGATACATGCAATGATGACTTAACATAAGTATCAATAAACTTTTTAATATCATCATCATTTTCGGCTTTTAACTTATCAAGTGATCCCATCACAAATGGATGCTTTACTTTACCTGCAACTTCATGAAGAGAATCACGAAATTCATTATATTCATCTTCACTGACTAATGTCTGGAACTTCTCCACAAGTTCATCAAATTGAATGTCAGATATAATAGGCTTACCTTCGCGATAAGCTTTATTTGCATTAAGGATCTTTTGTTTAAGTTCTTCTTTATTCATAGTTACATTATAACATAATGCCAGATATTTGTATACATAATACTTTTACGCCATATAATCAAGTATTTTGTATGTTTTCTTCATTCTTAAGATCTTCAAAACAAGATGGAGCAATCTCTATTAACTTGTCAAGAATTACATTTGCAAGATCTCTTATTTCATGTTGAGCTCTCTTGCTAAGACGCAGCTTTAAGAAGTTTCTATATTCTCTAAAATTTCCACTTACGCAAATTTTTGTGCAACACGCGTTTGGCAACACATACCTAGCAAGTTCATTTTTATATCCAAATTCTTGAAGCTTTCTATATGTTGTCCAAATACGATTCATTTCATCAACATATATATTTAAAGCTTCAGGATTTTCTTTTATTTCAGCTGGAATAACATATTCTGGCTTAGCTTCATTAACATATCTTTGACTACGTTGCGAGAATGAAAATAATCTATGGCGAACAAGTTCATGCGTAAGAACTCTACTTACTCCATCTATTTCAAATGAAACTGTAGCATGCTCCAAACAGCTCTCATGACCTGACTTAATAATTGCTGCAATCATCTTACGAGCTTTATCAAGTTCTTTTGGAACTGAATCATAACATGTTGATGCACATTTTGCTATATGAGTTTCAGGGTTTGGTGTATTTGCTAATAATGTTACAATCATAATAATTTCCTTTATAAAATTGTACTTTTTTAGACTAAGAAAGCACCTATTATTAGGTGCTTGACTTATTTTATATGCATTATATACTTACTGAACTTCAATTTGAAGTGCTTCTGATTTCTTCTCTTCAAGTCTTTTTACAGGAAGTGAAATGTAAAGAAGTCCATCTTCAGCTTTGGCCACAATCTTAGTAGTATCAATTGTATCAGCAAGTGGTAATGAAAACTAATAGGCCTGATGAGAAATACCACAATATGTCATATCTTCATCCTTTACTTTATTTTCTAAACCGCACTTAACTGTAAGTACACCGTCAAGAATTTCTACTTTAACGTCTGATTTCTTAAATGGCGTATATACTATTTGCATTTCATACGCTACTATATTACCATCTTCATCGCGTCTAGTCAAAAGATTATGAGGTCTATTTATTAAACGTTTAAGACCTTTTGACTCTTTATTGAAGTCATAATCTATCATGGCTTCAAGATCTCTAAACATATTGGTAAATAATGGACTACCAAATATTAATGTATTCATTTTTTATTCCTTTATTTTATTGATGTCACCATTGATCATCAATCATAGTTAGGATATGATGGAAACCATTCTCATTATATCCTAACTATAAATTATTTACTCTTAATCTAAATCTAGACCTTTAAGTAAATCTGCCATTTCATCGTCTGTAGCATCATCAGTCTTTGATTCTGTTGCAGTTTTAACTGGCTTTACTTCAGTTGACTTCTCTTCTACAGTATCTTCAGTCAGGCTTTCAATGTCAGCATCATTAATGTCAGTGGAATCAGTAGTCTCAACATTCTCATTTGTTGTTGAAACAACTTCTTCTTTTATGCTCGATTCAGTCTTAGGAGAATCAAACACTTTTACTTCATCATCGTCATCTACGATGTCGTCATTTGACACTTTGATATACTTATTGTAGAAAGCTTGAATCTCATCTTTAGTTGATGACACATAGTATGTTGCATCAAATGGAAATGCATCAATTGCTTGCTTAGTAATAGCTGGAAGATCCTTAGTCTTATTTGCAAAAAGAATCTTATCAATTACTTTATTCTTAAATACATATTTATTTGGTTGTCCTTCATTACGAACTTCTGGAACTTCTGCCATATGAATACAACAGTCTACAGCATTAACACCATTGAAACAATTAGCTTTTAACAGCTATGCTTCAACTTTCTTAACAAAACCATCATATACCTTTTTATCACCAAACATAATGACTTTAAACTTACCATTATTTCCTTCATAATTAGGATCATTAACAACATATACTGGAACAATAGCTTGATACTTACGACCAAAATCTTTATTCTTCTTACGTGCATCAGCATCTTTCCAATTTGACTCCTTTAAAGTCATAAATTGCTAATTTGCATAACGACAAATGGGACAAGTTTCATATCTATTTCCTTCCCATTCAACCCATTTTGTAACAGGACATACTACTTCGTCTTCAATCTCTGGATATCCCTTATCATTGATCTTCCAATGCTGGTGAATGAATCTTTCAATAAATGGATAATCACGATCTGTTCCTTGACCTGCAAAATTCAGAAGTCTGAATCTATACCAAGTCTTCTCACCATTTTGTTCTGGACAAGGCTTAAGTGAAAGAACTAAGCTCTTTCTCTTTGCTGTACCTGCTGACTTACTCTTCTTTGGCAATGTATTTAAGAATGTACACATTGTTTATTTCCTTTACTTTTGTATTATTGTTTTACTTTTGTATTTTAAGATGAAAGACACTCATCTTTCACATATAAATATCATACATTTTTAGTTTTCAAAATTTCATCATTTGTATATTTTATAGGATTTATTTTGATATTCTTAATTTTCAAAAAAGCTTCATTTATATCGGAATGATATTTATCATATCTTTCATATAATGTAGAGAATTCATCTTTAGATATATTATCCAATTTTTCTATAACATTTTTGAATTTTGGAATAGCTGCAAAATAATATGTTGATATCTTTCCAGCTGCATAGTATGATGATAGCATTTTATTTGATATTAGATATCTAAAATAATCAATTACTGAATTAAAATTCAAATTAATACAATCTTCTACTATATTTTTAACAGATTTAATAAAATTCTTATATATCTTACTATACAAACTATTTATTTGAAGACTCTCTATATATTTGTTTATAGTATCAATTGAAATAAAATTTGCATCTATGTCTTTTTCAAACTTATTTAACTTGTTTATGTAAAAATCAATATATCGTACTACATCAATTTGATACTTATTGCATAATTTAGCTAATGCATCAAATTGATGTTTATGTTTTAAATAAATACTTTTTGCTGATACTCTATCAACTGAAATCTTATAAACTACGTATGGATTCTTAAGCTGCAAGAAATACTTAAAATATCTTGCAACAAATTCACCGTCAATAGTCATGTTTTTTTCTACCATTTGTTAAATAGCTTTTTCCAGTCAATATATTTTTTAATTTCTTAAGATATGGTCCTCTAAATATTGAGGAAAACTATTTATATAATACACTAAAAAATTCAAATAATGTTAGATTATAGTATTTAAGAATGTCATTAATAAAGCTATCATCTTCTAATAAATTAACAATTTGTTTCTTTATTATTGGATCATCATTTTCTAAATTAAGTTCTGGATATTTAGTCTAAATATACTTAAATATTTCTGCATTATCTAATTGATTTATGAATTTATCATTTGTATAAAAAAATGATGTCTCTAAATTAGATTCAATTGTAGCAGTTGTAAAATCTTTATTGTTTTCATTTACAATATCTTCATTTAGAATATCTTCATTTTCAATAGTTTTTTCAATGTTTTTAGATGACTTTTTTTTCATTAATTATTGAATATTATCTTTATGATATTGTACTAACATCTGAACTAATCGCAGGAATATTCTTTATAAGATTTCCTAATTCAGAATCTTCATCACTATCACATACCATATTACTATCAAATGTTACATCTGCTACAGTCAATGTTTCAGGATCTAATTTAAAACTGCATATTTTGCCAACTTGTCCTCCAAGACGATTTTTAAGAAGTCTCATATTTATAATTCCATTTTCGCGATCTTCTTGTTTTTGCATTAATGCAGCTAAGAAATCGGCTGTATGTACAATACCACGAGATTCTGATACATTTTGCATGTCAATTGTTTCAGAATTCATACCTTCTGAATTACATTGAACGGCTGAAATTACAGGAACTCTAAACATATAGCTTAAAGCTCTAAGTTCTTCAGAAACAGAAAGACCATCTTTATACATTGAATCTGTCTTATGATTTGGAAGTACAAGATTTAAATAATCTACAATTATAACGTCAAAAGTATGTCCATTATTCTTGAGATTCTCAAGATATGTTTGAATATCTTTTGTTCTTATACTTCTTGGAGGATATTCTTTAATAAAAAGATTTGCTTTTGGATATTGAGAATAAAAGTCTTTAATTCTTTCTACTGCCGTTTGTTCATTCTCTTTAAGTCTATTAATGTTCTTTTTTGAAATATGTGCATCAAAACGTTGTGCATATACATGTTGACTCATTTCAAGTGATATAACTACAACTGAGAGATTTTGCTTTAAGAAGTTAACAGCTAAATTACTCATGAATACTGACTTACCTAAACCAGCTTGTGCCATCAATAAGAACAACATACGTCCATCTTTTAGTACTCCACCGTTAGTATAGTTATCTAATGCATCCCAACCTGTTTTGATCTTGGCTTCTGGATTTCTAATGAAATCCCAGTGATCTTTCATTGATTGTTCATCAAAATAATTCAAACCTAAATCGGTATCGTTAAAAACAATCTTTTGTACTTTATCAAAATTTTCAAGACATTTGTCAACTACTTTCTCATAGTTTTCTGGATTTCTATCAAGTAGTTCAGAGTTGTCAAATAAAGCATTATAGAATGCATTTCTTCTAATAAACTCGCGAAGATTTGCATTTATTACGTCTTCGCTTAAATTCAAATTCATATTTGAGACTTCAGTCAATAATTCAGTAACATCTGTTATTGTTATTTGCTCATCATGAGTCTCAATATATTTTTTTGAAAGAAGTTGAATGATTTTAGAACTTGGACAAGTATTATACTTCTCATAGTATTTCAAAGTAAGCTTCAATACTATTCCAAGCGCTTTGACTTTAAACCAACGTTTATCATACGCATTAGATAATATATTTAGCCAATTCTTATCGGTTAAAGCTTTTTTAAGAAGAAGTTTCTCTATTACGTCAGTTGTAAAGTCTAATTCCATTTATTTTTCTCCATCTATTAATTCCAACTATTATATCCGTTACTATTTTTAGTAGTCATAATTGATTTTGTATATGGTACAAAACTAGACTTCGTTGTTGGAATATTTTGATTAGAGTTATTATTGCATTGTACAGGTTGTACAACATTAGGATCTTTACTTAATGTTTGAAGCTGCTAAAGTTGTGAAGTAAGCTTAGCATTTTCAAATGAAAGTTCAGATATCTTCATAAGATATGTGTCATTTTCATTTTGCAATTCATTCTTTTCATAACGAAGTTTTTCAAGTTCAGCTGAAATACTTGCAACATCAATATTATCAGAAGTCTTATTTTCAATATAAACTGCTAGCTTTTCAGTTAGTGCTGCATTCTCAGTATTCAACTTGCTTATCTCATTCTTCAAATTCTAAATAAGATCATCAGATTCAATAATTTTAGTTTCAATGTTTTCAACTGAAGCAGATAAACTAGTTTCAGATGTTGTATTATTTGCAGTATTACTATCAATAGTAGCAAATAATGAGTTTGTTTTTTTCTTTGCCATAATCAATCCTTTATTTCTTCTTCTATTTCGTCAATTTCTTTTGAAATTGAATTTGAATATCCCATAGTTTCAATTGACTTTTTATTGAAATCTTCAATAAATGAATTCCAAATTTCATCTTTTCTAATAAGATCTTTATACGTAACACGCTTGTCTGAATAAGACTTGCATTCATATCCACCACGTACGTCAGTCAAATATCCCATCTTAACCGCATCTTCAACAAGACCATCATACTTAGCAATTCCGGTATTGAAATCAACATAAACTGTAGCGGTATAAGCTGGTTTACAAACACGATTTTTAACTACAAAGAATTTAATCTTATTTCCTTTAAAGAAACCAACATCATCATCTTCTTTTTCAAGACCTGTCATAAAATCCATATCAGTTGATTTAATAAGAAGTTTTTCGCATTGAAGAATAACATGAGATGCAAATTGTATGCCAAGACCGCCGGCCATCGAGTGAATCTTTGATGCAAACATTGCACTAGGATCTTGATATTCATGATTTACTACTAGTAATGTTGCATTAGATTGAACAACTCTCATCATAAGGCCACGCATTAAATTATTTTTCATCTTAGGACC